CGGTGTCCGAGTCGGCCTCGGCGGGTGTGTTGGTGTTGTACACGTCCACCTCGTGCTGTGGGTTTGAGGGGGACGGTGCGTGACGCAGGCTGTCGTAGACGGAGGTGACCGTCACAGGCGTGCCGTGCGCGCCTGCGTCCGGGGTGAGACGGTGCTCCGTGTACTTGACTAGGCAGCGCTGCAGGGGGTTTTTCGCGTAGGCGAGGCGGCTGGCCAGGTCTTTAGCGACGAAAGCGGAATTATTGTTGAGGCTGACGGCGTGAATGTGAACCACTGGCGCCACAGACTCGTAGTGGCGGATGACGGGAACAGGCATTTCTTCTCCTTTTCAAGGACGGGGTTTGAGGGGTCTCAAGTTAAGAATACCCCGACTTTAAGGCCGGGGTTGGTGCTTAGGGTTACTTCAGATGGACGGCGATTTGGAAAACGGCTTCAAGAAGGACAATGAACAAGGCTACCTTGATGACGTCGGCTATTTCAGGTAGTCCCACCGCTCCTCCTTGTTCTTAGCCTCGGTTTCAACACCAACGAGGTAAAGCTCGAAACCATAGCCGTAGAAGCCGTTATCCTCGTAGCCTGCAAGGGTGAGGACTTCCTTGGCTTCGGTGCTGGATTCGGTGTAGACGAAAATCTGCACTCTTTCATTGCAGTCGCCGATGTCCGGGTTTGAGTGGTAGTTGTCGGTGACCCAGCGGACGTCAGTGATTGCGTTGTTGGTGGTAGCGATCTTCTCAATCCACCAGTTGCCAGTCACACATCCGCCACAGCCTTCGTTGGGGACGACATAGACGGTGGTTCCGTCGTCCAGGACGAGAGCGGAGATATCCAAGCCGCCGAAGTAGTTTTTGTCGCCTGGTCGAACATCAACAATGCGGCGACCAAACAGAAGCTCTTTTAGTGTTTTCGCGCTCAGTTCTTCGTAGCCGAGCTCTTTGTCATAGCTGTCTTGGTATTGGTCGAACATCACGCACCTTCGTTCGGTTCAGGGGTGAGGGTGATGGTCGGGATTTCACGTGGGAGGTCTTTAGTGTCCGGTTTGGCATGGACCCCGGCCCGGCGGTGAGCCCAGTCGCAGTCCACGGCCTGCAGCTGGAACTTGTTCGGGTCGAAACTGGACTCTGAGGTACTGTCGAACTCGTCGAACAGGACGCAGGTTACTTCGGAGCCGTCTTCGAGTTTGACGTCTTGGGTTTTGGTTTGAGGCTCTACGGGGGTGTCGGTGTTTGCGGCGCACCCGGCCAGGGCCAACACTGCGGCGGCTGCGACCGCGGCTGCGGCACCCATTTTGGTGACGGCGTGGCCGATTTTGGTTGTTTTGGCGGGGGTGGAGGTTGGGTCGGCGTGACGCGGCTGGTAGCCGTGGCCTTTAAAACGGCCGGGGTGCTGTTGTGCTGAGTTAAGACGGTGAGTCATAGCTTAAACCTGCTTTCTCGATTTTCTTGTTCAGTGCCTGGGTGCGGTCCGCCACATATTGTAGGGCGTTCTGGGTTGTGGCTTGTTTCTGCAACGAGCGGATGTCTTGTATCTCCGACAGCATGTCGAATTTGACGCGATCCAGCTCCAGAGCTTTGCGCAGGCTGTCGGCGCTGATTTCAGCGGGCCGGGTACAGTCGTCCGCGGTTGTGTTGGGGTCCGTGAACTCTAGGTACGGGCCGACCAGCGCGGCCTCAATGGCGGCGCGGAGATCGTTGTACGGCATTTCAATGTCTTTGAGGCGGACGGACACCTCCATTGTTACGGAGCCGTTTTGTATGATGTCGTCCACGAGTTTACGCGGAGCGTGCTGACCTGGTGGAAGGGTTTCGGGGAAACCCGCGTCCCAGCGTGCCTGTGCCAGTTTACCGGCGGTTTCCCGGTCGAAGAATATACTCATTGGTCCTCTTTCTAGGGTTTGAGCTTGGTGGCTTGGAGGTGGACTATATCGCGCAGGGGCTTGGTTTGGTTACGGCACCAATGCTACGGCAGCGGTGACGCATCGACATCAACGAGGCATACGCATGGAATTTCACGCGCAGCTGCTTTAGTTGTTCATGGCTGATGTCGAAACCCCTGTGCTGGTTGTCGAAAGCAATAAGGGTGTCGAGCAGATCACCGCCGGTCTTGTCTGCCAGACGTTTGAAATCCGCGTCGGTGGCGGCGCATAGTTCTTTTGTCACCAGGTGGCCGACGGTGGCACCCTTGAGATTTTTGAGGGCTGGTAATGCTTGTGAGCCGTACCACATTGTCTGGTTGTCGGGGCCGGTGAGGGCGATACGATGATTGTTATCGTCGACGGCTATCACTGTGCACTCGTGCGGTCGGCCTGTCTTACTGACGAAAATGACCCGCTCACCCCGGCGGATGCCGAGGTCTTCAGCCTTGGCTGTTGTTTCCATTCCTCCTCCTCAGAAGGTCTCTTTAGCGTTGTTTAACAACCGCTTGGTTTTCTTAATGTCTATCTTATCGGCCTTGTCGCCGACAAACAAGTCAATGTCGGGGCTGTGCCCGAAAAACAACTCCTCTGGGGTGGCTAAAGAAAACTTCGGAGGTCGGCGTGGCGAGGGTCTTCTACTCATGCTTCTAGTCTATCGGGGCCGGTTGGGCCCCGACTGGATGAAAAGGAGTTATGGGTTGAGCGGCGGCACGACGGTGTCCGGCTTACCCGCGATCATTTCGTGCAGAGGGAAGGAGGACAAGGGTGCGCCGGTCGGATGCAGGGCCGGGATGTATTGAATGGCCATGTGGGCCAGAACATCAAGGTAGGAGACAATGGTCAGGAGGATCATTGGAAGGCTTCTTTCATTTCGTCGAGGAGTTCGATAGCGGTGGTGACGCCATCAATGTCAATGAGTGTGCCGGGGATTTCCTGGCCTAGTCCTTGGGTTGCCTCGTTGATCAGCTCATACTGCTGTTCAACGAAATTGCGGTCCCAGTTGAGGGTACCGAATTGCTGGATGGCTTCCGCGGTGGCGTGCAGCGGCAGGGGGTTGCGTGCATACGCGAAGTCGATGGCCGCTGAGCCGTCCAGCCTGTTGAAGAATGTTAAGGTGGATTCCAGGCCAACCTCCTCTGCACGCACCGGGGTTTTCGGGGTTACCATGGCTTGGAACGCGCCTTGAATGTGGCGGGTTTCGTCATCCGTGCAGGTGATGGTGGCGTACGCCATGACGCAGTTAGTGAAAACAGCGAAGTTTTCGTCCGGCTGTTGCAGGGAACCGATCCGCGTGTTCGCGGCCAGGGTTTTGTCTAGGCGGGTTCGGTGCAGGTCGCATCCCGACAGGAAAGACCGACTGATGCGCGAGGTTGCGCCGGTCACGAGTGTTTTCTCCAACACGGAGCCTATGACGGGGATGTAGCGGTCCACAGTGGACTTGCACAGCCAACTGTTTTCAACCTTGGTTTCCTGGTAGACAGTTGAATATTCGAGTTCCGAACTTAGGATGAAGGATTCTACGCCGACGTAGCCTGCGTTGACGGTGGAGCCAATGACAATGGCGCCTTCCTCAATCAGGGTGCCGCCTTTGATGTTTGACCCAACGATGACTGCTCCTGGTTCAACGATGGAATCATCGTCGACGACTCCGCCAATGATGTAGCCTTCCTCGTCTCTGGGCAGGTTGAAGACCTTGAATTCATCTGGGAGCTTGCGCCAAATTTTTTTAGTGGCCTCCACGTACTCGTTTTCTGTGTACCTGAGTGTTTTCATGTGCAGTCCTCCTCTGGACTTTGGTTCTGGTGGGCACTTTTTGTGCTCAAAGACGAGTTTAGCGGGAGGAGGAGGAACTGTCAACTCTAGAGGGTGGTTTGCTTGGCGTTTATGTGCCTTTAAACGGCGAATATGGTTGTTTTTGCCGGGATTTGCGCTTGGCGAGCCGAGAGTGTATAAAGGAAGAAGGTTCTAGAGGAACAGAGACCCGGCATATCAGCCGGGTTTTTGTTTTGCCTTAACGACCCCCAGGCGCCGCAGCCCTCCTGGGGGTCCGGTCCTGGCTGTCTTGGGGACAAGAAGTCCTTACGAGGGCCAGGCCGCATGTTTAGAAGTTTAGTGAGGCCGGGAAGCCTCGGCGGTAAGCCTTACTGAGGGTGAGCAAGGTGTCCGCCTTTACGTCTTCATTGTAACACGGGTCAAGAAAACCCCCGGCCAAAGTGCCCGTGCCGGGGGTTCAATAAGAAGCACGCAAGTGATTCTTACCATAACAAAGGTACTAGGGTAATCAATCCCAGCAAGACTGATTGTAGCCTAAGAGCGGTCTGATGTCAATTTTTAAACCCCGGCGCGCTGTTTTGTAGTGGTTGCAGGCGGCGTCCGGGGTGTTCTGGTGGGGTGACGGGGGTGATGTCAACCCAGGATTTCGGCATCTATGGTGCCGGTGTGCCTAGAGTATAGCGCCTGCATCTCGTCGCGCACAACCTTGGCGGAGATTTTAGTAGGAGCGGCGGCTCTGAGCTGGTTGGTTCTTGTCGCGGCGGCCTCACCCTGCGCAACAGACCAGCGGAGTTGCTCACGGGCTAAGGGGGTTAGGCCGTACATTTTGAGAATCTCCTGATGCGCCTTCTGCGCCTTGATGCGGTCCCCGAGCTTGTAAAACGGGTTCAGGGACTCCTGCAGAAGCGCGGCCGCCTGGTACAGGGTGTGGATGTCGCTGGCCAGCCACTCACGAGTCATGGGAGACAACCAAATCGAATCCCACCAGTCCTGCACCGCCTTGAACCATTCGCCGTCCGCGGGATCGTCTTTGTCTGCGAGCGGGATGAAGTAGTCGTGGTAGTCGGGGAGGGGAGGGATATCTGAGGTGTCGTGTTCGACGGGAGTGAGTATCTTGACGGCGGCCTTCGCGCCTTTTTTGGACGGGCCACCAGCCTTGCGTGCGCCTCCACGTGCCATTTCAGACTTCCTTAAGGTTCGAGTTAGTGAGGTTTACTCACTAGTGATCTTGCACTGAGTGCAAAATTGCAGAGTGTGTGAAATTTTTCGTCCTGAGTGCAAAATTGCACAATGTGTGCAATCTTTCAGTATAAGCAGGGGTTTTGGGGATGTGTACCTAAGCCGGTTTTCTGAACTATCGCAGACTCCAAAGTGCAGCACCGGCCCGACCTGCGGAAATGCACCTGGGAGGGGGTACCCCTCCCCCTGGTCTAGCCTCATTATAACACGCACAAAAATAACCCCTCCAATCTGGAGGGGTTCGACGCATCTTATGCGTCACCGTGAATAGTATCCATCGCGGCACCTTGCTTGCAGCGCCACCATGCCTAGCGCGTCGTTGTTGCTTCCTGAACCGTCACGGTGGCCGTCTAGGTAGCCACGAAAGTAATCCGTGCTCACCACTCCACCATCGAAAATGATTGCACCCTTATCCTTACCCTTATTTTCGTCACGTGACGTTTCAGCCACTCCCCCCTCACTCTCCACACCCCTCACTTCCTTAGAGTCACCTAAGAAAGCTTTAAGAATTACCCCAACAGACCCCGATACGACAACTGAAACTAGCACTACAACCCCAAACAAAAGTACACCACTCATGACAACACCTTAACCTTTCTCTAAGCTTCTTCTTACTTTTCTCTTATCGTCTTCACATCACACCCCCTACATCTCTACCCCATGCCGTTCAACCCCTCCACCATCACACGCCACTCCATCATGACACGGTCAACGATGAATCCATCACATGCACCATCAATATCAACGCCGATACCGACATAGCCTACAACCTCACTACCACGTACACCATCAAGGCTATATACTCTACGGTGTACAACCCCCTCATACAACCCCCTCCCCTCAAACCCCCTATCTCTCCACTGTATTTCATACCAACGCATACTCAATACACCACCAGCGGCCATGTTCTCACCATTGCCGTAGGCCATACTGACACCCTCCATAGAACCCCCGCCACAGAACCCCTTGCTACCCTCACTGGTAGGGTACAAGTGGGTCACCACATTAAACCCCTGCAGGGAACCGCTATCATATATGCGCTTATTCATGTCTACCACTTCACTTCCTCAAGCCATTCATGAAAAACAGCCTTAATAATATCTTTGTCTTCCGAACGATCGATTTCGCTTCCGATGTACACAAAACCGATACCATAAATTCCCGCTTCCGCTGCAAGATCGTCTAATTGTCTTACTAGCGACCCCTCCCACTCCAATTCCTCCCAGTAGTGGCACTCTCCATCGAAAAAGACACCTGCAACACGGTACGCACCACGAAAAACTTGCATTCCATCACGGTAGCACTTGACGGGGGTGCCGTTTTCGCTCATGCGACCACCTAGCAACACTGAACAAACATCAGTGCTGGTCAAGTCAAACGCCGCCATTTTATTTCAACTCCTCAATGATTTTCAAACCATCGACACCTACGACACGATTGCCACGCACAAGGCGCTCGCTGTTTTCTTTGAACAATTTTTCTAGCGACAACTCAATATCGCTATCGTAGTCGATGAATCCATCACCATATTTCACGGCACAAACAAGGCCATACGTGTACTCTATATCTGTCTCTAGAGTCTCCCACCTGCCTACGATCAGCACCATGTCACAAGCAATAGCTAGGGCTGCGCGCTTCACTTCTTCGCGCACGTCACCAAATGACACTACGCCCTGCAAATCGTCACCGAAACGTTTTTGGGCGTCCGCTTTGCTAGCAACCCGGAACGGGGCCATCTCTGCGCCACCCTCAACATCGACGATAGCCCACATGTCACCGTTATCGGCATCAAATTCATCTCCCTGGTGTTCCCATTGGCCGACTTCACCGTCGGCGATAAGCCCCGCGAAAGCAATTTGGTGACCCCGAAAGTACACGCGCTCCATTTCGCGAAAGTCTTCTGTTCCCCTAGCTGGTTCGATACGGTATATGGTTGTGTACTTGTCTACTTCCACAGCGTATGCCGTGTCGTGAAAATCAGTGTCTCGCAAATAGGTCATTTCGACCCCTCCATCTTTCTCTAGATTCTACCCTTGTCTTTGGGGTACACCCTAATCTTAGCGCGTACCCCTTTAAACGTCAACCCCGACCCCCTAAACCGCAACGTGTTTTACATCACGTACTCTACCAACTCCATTTCGTACCCGTCTGCCAAATCTTCCTCATACACCAGCATGTCGCCAACCCACGTATAGCCGTCCATATCGAACACCCATTCAGTGGTGGGCGCACCACCCTCACTTACAACTTGATTCCACATTTTCCTTAATCCTCCCACTCAATCCGATATATTTTCGATTCTTCCAAAGCCTTTTCGACTAGTATTTCGACGCGCGATTCGAACTCCATCACGCTATCCACCGTCCAACCAGCATCTTCTGCACTATAGGACACGTCACGCAAGTCTTCCAGCCACACCTGAATCGCGCTGGAACTCCAGCTGAAAGACTCCCATGCGATGGGTGCAAACAGGCTTTCGTAGATGTAGTCTTTCTCCCAAACAAGGTTTTCGTCGTAGTCGAACCGAAATTCATAGCAAAACCCGCTTTCGATGCTTTGCAGCTCACCTAACAGCGTGCTTTTCATTGCTTCGGTCATGCCCTGATACATCGTCCTCACCTATCCCACTGGGTACGCGCGGCTTCGGCCAGAACGTCGATCATTTTGCCACGGTACTCACACAGCGCCGACTCTCGCGCTAGCATTTGCGGCAGGTATTCCGCCACCAGCTCATTGACCACAAACCTACCCAAACCATCGCTGTCGGCTTGTGCGTACCATTCCTGCACCGTGTCAAGAATCGTGTCGTGCGACACGCTAATCACATAGTCCATGTCGCTCATTGCTTCCTCACGCGCTTCTGCATCCGACCAGTCAAAATCAGCGGATATCACCGGGTAGAAAAACAAGCTGTCTTCTCGCTCTATTGACGTGCCGTCGTACCAGCCTACTGGGTCGATGCAGTGGTTGGCTTGAAAATCGGACCAAATGGATTCCGCTTTGTAGTACAGGCGGCTTGCCAAACCTTTGTTGCGTTCAGTGTTTTTCATCACTATACCTCCATCAACCTAGCGCACGGGCGTGTACAGGCCGAAAACCGATTCCGATACGGACATGGCCACATCAACGATGCTGGAGTCTTCGCCAAATCCCCACACGTCCATCACTGGCACGTAATCGTGCGTGGTGACCATCTGGACGAAAAACATAATTAGATCGAACATTTTCAAAACCCTTTCGGTTTTCGTATTTCACACCATGTTTCGTGGCGTTCGCTCGCTTTGAGCTTGTACCTACATCATAACTCCCACAGCTCCATGATGCAAGTCAAGCCCCAAGGGGGCACCCCTTTTCAGGGGTGGCTCTTCCCTATGCCTTTAGTTCCCTAGCCAAAGCGCTCAAAGCCTCCACAGCGTAGGTGACGGTGAGGCGTTCAAGAGCCATTGCGGCCAACCTGGTGAAAACCATCGACAAACTCACTTCCTCACCCGGAATAGCTTCCATGGCTATTTGCGGTTCGTCTACCAAATCGTCTAGTTCACTAAGACCGATGGCGTCAAAGATGGCCACCACGTCTACGTAGTAGATGCAAGCGTTCTGTGCTTCCTGGTACAGGTAGTCCAAAGCCCTATCGCCACCATCAATGTCGCTTACCAGCTGCTCTAGCGCCTCACTGGTGGCTTTAGCCACGTCCGGCCATTCTTCCGCAAGGTCGGGACGGAAGATTTTCGCATACTCATTGACGCATTCCTGTACCACTTCTTCCACGTCGTACAGCCCTGTACCCTCAAGCTTGCGCGCAACCTGCACCAACCCGCTTTCGTCACTTTTTAGCATTGCGGCGTGAATTTCGTCCGAACCTAGATCGACGTGCGGGTTTGCCTCCAGATCGTCGATTAAATCCTGAACCCGCTTGGCATCTTCGCCGTCACAGTCAAAACCATTGATCGACACTGATTCCGCAAGGTCAAGGTAGTAGCCCTCCTGCATTAGGTCTTCGATACCTAAAAGCGGGTTCTGATTCTCTACCCGGAAATCAGTTAGGGTGTCCTCCAACTCACCTAATACAAGGTCAACCACGCGCTGAAATTCCGTGTCGGTGACGTATTCAGCGTCACCCGGCAAACCAGACCACGCCACACCTAGCTCCAGCAGTCGCTCATGCGTGCTGTCAATCCATCGATCGACTTCACCGTTTTCACCAAAAACAATGTCGTCCGCTAAACCACCCGCGGTTTCGTCGAAAAAGTATTCAGGGTACGACGCAGACAAGGTTTCCAACAACACCTGTTCGAAAGACTTACGTATAGCTTTCTCCAGCTCGCTGTGAGCGGTTTCGATGGTGACATTCTCTCCATCAGCCTCAACGATGGGCTGTGCGATTTGACCGCCAAGTTCGGGGTATGCGCGCCATAGTTCGTGCTGTAGGCTTCGCTCTATCGTCTTTGTGATGTCCTCCAGCTCATACCATGCTTCAGACCAGCCACGCGACTCAATTTCTTTTTCGACGTTGAATACGATTTGCATTTTCGACCCCTTTCAGGTCTACGATTTCCGCTTTACGCGGCTTCCCGGTCCCTTTGACCATCTACCTAACACTATATTCCTTAAAGTCTACGGTGTCAAGTGAAAGACTAAGGGTTACCCCCTTAAAGGGGGTATTCCACTCATTTATGCTGGTTAGATTAATTCTTGCACGGGTAGGTCTGGTTCGTTCCACCCGCTAGAGTCTGGCGTGAAAATCACGCCGCCTACAACGTGTTCCCATCCAATCAAATCAAGGGCTTCATCGCTGATGGTGAAATGCGTCACGGCTTCGCCTATTGCTACGTCAGTGGCGCGCGAGATACGCCAGATGTAGCCGTCAGCCCACGCCTGGTACTCATTGTGGATTTTCTCCCATGCTTCACTGCTGCACGCGGTATCGCTGATAAAAAGCACCACGCCGTTACGTGAGATTAGCTTATCCGCTGCATCTTCCAAGCCATTAGCGCGATACCACCCTTGTGGCCCCTGGTAGAAAATGGCGATTTCGTTACTCTCCACCCCCGCTTGTAGGGTTTCATCGTCGATTAGGTCAGTGATGTGCCGTGCCTTGTTGTCATTGCTCATACGAACATAGCCATGATCCACAATGGCAACGGTGAGCCATGACGGATCAGGGAAAATGTAATCAATTGGGGTGCTGGATTCTTCGATTTGGGCTTTATACAAAGCCTCGTCATAGGACGCTACGAAAATATCCCCGTAGTAGTTTTTGGCGACTTTAGACCATTGGCCATTGGTTTCGATTCCTTGCGGTTCGTCGTACAGCCCTTGCGATTCAGTTATACTTGCTTCGATGCTGGTTACCTGGTACATTTTCAGGTCTCACTTTCTGCCGCATTTGGCGGCTATCGGGGGTTCGGCGTTTCGCTGACAAGAATCAATCTACGCATTCCATCAATGTTTGTCAAACCCCCTGGTTAAAGCGTGTTTTTGAGCGCCAAAAAGCGTGCTGTTTTGGCCCACCTTAACCCCATCAGCTAGGGCTGCACGACACGACACCTAAGGTGTCAGTGTCCACGCACGCACGCACGTATAAGCGCGCGTAAAAACCTATCTTGACCTGTATGTTTGACACTTATTATCTATATACATATACTTACATCAGTTCCGAAATGGAACAGCTGACATAGAGACAGATACAGACCATCGAAAAGATAGGTAAAAATCATGAAGCACATTAAATTTAAGGACCAGACACGTAGTGTCTAGGTCCACCACGTCGTTTGTGACACAGACCACAAGACGGGCTATAGTCTTGGACGTGTCTTAGGTCACAGATGAAAATAAAACGAAAATCATTTCTTTTAAAATTCCTACCTGTATCAGGACAGATACGCCAAACGTCTAAAACGTCACGTGACGTAATCACATTCGATACTTGTACAACTTGTACAAGTATCAGATGCTCTACTAGTACGCGAAAAACGTGTAGCCTACATCACGTCTCCAAGCGTTTGACTTTTCTAGCCGTCTATGCGGTAATTAAGCCATGTCGTTTACAGAAACTGAGAAAGAGTTGCTGCGGGTGTTGAAGCACGCCGTAGCCGACATGATCAAGAATCCAAAACCCGACCGACCGGAGGGCTACCCGGCGCTGAAATGGCAGATGGTGATCCCGGAGGTCCGTGCCTTACTATCCGACCCGCAGCACCGTGACCGCGAGTTGGCCGTCCGTCTGCGCCGCGACCCGAAGCGGTTCACAGTAATCCTGAAGCGGGAGCAGCAGCCGTACGCGGTGATCGCGCAGATCGAGGCCCTGCTCAAATGCTCAACTCCTGACACTAATGACGTGGCGGAGGGGTTCATGGGTAACATCACCACCCTGGCTGACGAGGCTATTGTTCCACCAAAAGGCCAGGACTATAACCTGGCGGTGAACTTCTATGCGTACAGTGATGGCCATCGTGTGCCGGACACCGGCACTGTCAAACTGAAGCGCGGCGCGTTGGGGGCGGATTTATTCCACCACTGGTCCGAGCTGTAGCGCCCAAACTGCGCCCAAACTGCGCCCAAACTGCGCCCAAACTGCGCCCAAACTGCGCCCAAACT